GGGCGCGCCAGAAAGCCGTCGCGGCCGGCAAGTCGCGCCTGGAGGAACTTTGCGCCCCGGACGCGCCGGGCTGGCGCGAGCCGATCACCGGCGAGGAGTACGGCGAGCTGCTGCTCCTGCTGGATATGATCTCGCGGGACGTGCTGCAGGAGATCGCGGTCAAAACCAGCAACGGCACCAAGGTCACCTTCAAGGGTGGCGGCGACATCGGGATCGAGCGCAAGGAAGGCGGAAAGACTGTTTCCTTGCGGGAGGGGGTGACGGCGTGATCAAAGAGCCTTACCGGGACTATGCCACCGAGATGATCCGGCTCTATAATCGCGTGCGCACGATGACGCCGCAGGAGCGCGGGGCCTGGTGTGAGGCGTATAACGGCAAGCCGGAGGCGGAGGATTACGCGGCGGTGCTGCGGGCGGCCAACAACAGGCTGGACGCGGAGGCATGTCTTGCCATGATGACGGTATACAAACCGGGAGCGCAGCGCGTGCACGCTTTCGTAACGAGGTACGCTACGGACAATTACTGTGATGAGAGGACGGTGTACCGTTTGTTGCGGGCGGCACGGCTGGCCTGCGCGAAGGAACGGGGCTTGACAACGTAAAAGCTGTCAGTAGTGGGTTCAAATTAACTGGTAGAATGTCATTGTAGACTTCTACCAGTTTTATTTTTTTTGGAGCGCGGTCATGCAGGAATTTGCCAAACACATCTACCGATCGCCGCAGTGGAAGCGGGTGCGGGAATATATCATCCAGCGGGATGATGGGCTGTGCGCGCGTTGCGGAGAACCGGGGAACACAGTTCACCACAAAGTCCACCTCGCGCCGCAGAACGTCAACGATCCGGCTATTGTGTACGGCGCGGACAACCTGGAACTGCTCTGCGAGAAATGCCATGGGCAGAAACACCAGACAGAAAACGCGGCGGGCGAGGGATTTACATTTGACACAAAAGGGAACCTAGTGCCGGCGTCAACACAAGGCTACCCCCCCGGGGGTTGTTGAAAAAAAATTTGCGCGAAAACCGAACGCCCCTCAAGGGAAATACCGACCGGGTCGCGCATGACCCCCCCACCCCGAAACCAGCGAAAGGAGGCGGCGAACTTTGGGCGCGTGCGCGGGTGAAGAATTAAAAACAAAAAATGCGCGGATAAAGCGCGAAGTCAAAATACTTGCAAAAATCTTTGAAAAAGTCGAAGAAAATCGCAGAAAATCAGCCGAAAAACTGATCGACCGAGCCGCCTTCATGCTCATCCTGTTGGAGGATATGGAGGAGCAAATCAAGCGCGAGGGCCTGATCGTAACGATGCAGCAGGGGGATTACACCATCGAGCGGGCGCACCCGCTGCTGGAAAAGCACGTCGCCATGGCCAAGAATTACGCGATGGTCTGCAAGCAGCTGGAGGGCCTGCTGCCCGAACCAACCGCCCTTGAGACGGAGGCGGGAAAACGGCTGGCCGACTTCGTGGCCGAGAGGAAAACGGGATGAACTGGGTAACGAAATACGCCCGCCAGATCAACGCAGGGAAGATTATCACAAGCGAGCGGGTGCGCAAGGTTTATACCCGCTTGGCCGAGGACATCAAATATAGCCACGCCCACAAGCGCAGCAAATACTGTTTCGACGAGGCGCGCGCCCAACACCCCATAGGTTTCATCGAGGCATTTTGCAATCAAAGCCAGGGTGCATTTGGCGCGCCGATCGAGCTGGACTTGTTTCAAAAGGCTTTCGTTTCTGCCACATTCGGCTTCATCGAGCGCAAGACGGGGCTGCGGCGCTTCCGCGAGGTGCTGCTGTTGATCGCCCGCAAGAATGGCAAATCAACGCTGCTGGCGGCCTTGGCGCTGTATTTGATTATCGCGGACAGGGAGGGCGCGGCGGAAGTTTACGCCGTGGCCACGAAGAGAGAGCAGGCTGAAATCGCGTTCAACCAAGCGGTAAACATGCGCCGGCACTCGCTGGAAATCGCCACACTGACAAACAAGCGCCGCAGCGACATCTACCTCCCAACGACGGCCAGCTTTTTCAAGCCGCTTTCCTCCCAAAGTAAATCCATGGACGGCCTGAACGTCCACGCGGCGATCATCGACGAGCTGCACGCCATACGCAATCCCGAGTTGTACCAGGTGATCAAGGACGGGACCTCGGGCCGCAGGCAGCCGCTGATCATGATGATCACCACGGCCGGCACGCACCGCGAAGGCATCTACGACCAGATGTATGAGTACGCTTGCAAGGTTGCGGACGGGGAAATCGAGGATGAAAGATTCCTGCCGGTTCTGTATGAGCTCGACAGGATGGAGGAATGGACCGACCCGAAATGTTGGTCCAAGGCAAACCCGGGTTTGGGCACCATCAAGCAACCGGAAGCCCTACAAGAGGCCGTGGAACGGGCGAAAAAGATACCGGCAGAGCTGTCGAACCTACTTTGCAAGCACTTCAACATCCGGGCCAACACTGCCGCCAGCTGGCTCAGCTACAACGATGTCATGAACGACCTGACTTTTACCATGGAGGATGTACGCAACACCTACGCCGTTGGTGGGTGCGACCTGAGCGCCACCACGGACTTGACGGCGGCGACATTGCTGATTCGCAAGCCGAACGACCCTACCATTTACGTGGTGCAGCGCTATTTCATCCCCGAGGAGCGGGTGAAGATCGTCGAGGCGGAGGGCAGCAAGGAAGCCCCATACCGCACCTGGGCAGAGCGGGACCTGCTGACGATCTGCGAGGGCCACCGGGTGGACTACAGTGCGGTCACTGACTGGTTTTGCAGGATGAAAAGCGAGTATGAGATCACCGTCTACAAAGTCGGGTACGACACCGCGCTATCGGGATACTGGGTGCCGGAGATGGAGCGCAAGGGCTTTTTCATGGAGACAGTGCGGCAAGGCCCCTTCACCTTTACGTACCCCATGCGGGAAATGGGCGCGGCCTTCCAGGACAAGATCGTCAACTACAACAAAAACCCGATGCTTGCGTGGTGCATGCTCAATACCGGCGTGAAAAAGTCGGGGCTAAACAACATCCAGCCGGACAAGCAGAGCGAAAAAAGGCGCATAGACGGCATGGCGTCCCTGCTGGATGCGTGGGTCGTGTACGCCAGGGATTATCAGATTTTTATGTCATCGGTAGAGAGGTGAGAGCGTGGGCGTACTTGATAAGCTGATTTACAAAACCATCGAAAAATTGGAAGGCAAAACCGGGATCAAGGTGATCAACAGCTTCGGCACCGCTTTTGCCCCCTACGACGGGAAACAATGGAAGATTGCGCCGGTCCGGTCTGCCGTGGGCTCTTTCGCCCGGCACGCCTCCAAGCTATCCCCGCGCCATGTTCGCTTGGGCAACGGCGCTTACGAGGAAGTGGGTGGCAATATCAACCGCATTTTACAACAACAACCAAACCCCTACATGACCGCCAGCGCGTTTTATTACAAAATCGCCGCGCAATACGAGCTGAACAACAACGCTTTTATATATTCCGTCTGGAACGGCAACACACTGGAGGCCCTTTACCCCATTGACGCGGCCACGATTGACGTCGTAGAGAGCGCGGGCACGCTGTACTGCGTTATAAGCTTCAAAACCGGGCGGCCCGCCGTCATCCCGTATGTGGACATCATCCATATCCGCAATTATTTTCACGACAACGATTTGTTTGGCAGTGACAACAGGGCGTTGGATAGCGTGCTTGAAACGGTCAACGCGTTCAATCAAAGCATGTCGGCATTTGCAAAGCTGGTATCGGCGGTGCGGGGCATCCTGAAATTCCGGGTGGGCGGCGTTGCGGAAAAAGACTTGGCGGACGCCCGTGACCGCTTTGTGCAAAACAACATGATTGCGAGCAAGAACAGCGGGGGCGTTGTAGTTTCAGGCGGCGATTACGACTATGAGCCCATCAAGGAAAACACAACACCGATCCCGGCCGGGCAATTACAACACGCGAGAACCCAGGTTTTTGACTACTTCGGCACAAATGAAAGTATCGTGCAGAACAAATTTACCGAGCAGCAATGGAATGCCTACTACGAGGGGAGACTTAAGCCTTTCTTTGAGCAACTCGGGCAGGCGCTGACAAACGTGCTTTTTACGGAGCGGGAGCGCGGCTTCGGGAACAGAATCGTTTGCGAGGCCAGCGGGCTGCGATACGCCGGCATGTCGTCAAAAATAGCGGTGGTCAAGCTTCTTTCCGCAACCGGCGCGCTCACGGTTGATCGAATGCTTACGATATTCGGCGAACTCCCTATTGGCGGGGAGGAAGGCGCGCGGCGGGTGCAGTCGCTGAACTTCGTGAACGTTGACGGAGTGGACCAGTACCAAGGCATAAAAACCAAGCAGGAGGACGACGACAATGCCGATAGTTGAGGGCAGACAATACCGCTCAGTCCTGGGTGGCCTTAGCGCGGAAGCGCAGCAGCAGGACAGTAGCCAACTCGTGATCACAGGCACGCCTATCGTCTTTGGCTCCCGCGCGCCTTTGTGGGAGGACGCGGACGGCAAGAAAACCTACGAGGTAATTGAGCGCGGCGCGCTGGATGGTGCGGACATGAGCGACTTTATTCTCAACGTGGAACACCAGGGGCGGGTATACGCCCGCACCCGCAATAAGTCGCTGAGCCTGACCGTTACGCCGGTGGACGCGCAAATGCGCGCCCTGTTGGACTCCAACGACGAGGGGCACCGGCAGCTGTACAACGACATCAAGGCCGGACGGCTTGATCGCATGAGCTTCAGCTTTCGGGTAGACCCGGACGGATACATATTTGACGAGGCCGCGAGTACCCTGCGTGTCCTGCGCGTCAAAAAGCTGTACGACGTGAGCGCCGTGGCGTTCCCGGTATACGACGACACCAGCATCACGGCGCGCAGCGCCTTTTTAGTGGAGGATTACCGAAAAAGGACGCTGGAGCAGCGGAAGCGGCGCGCCAGAGCACTCGCATATACCTACACATTCTAAAATTATCGAGGAGGACAATCACAATGTGGCAAAGAAGGATGCAGGAGATTCAGGCTCGCCGCCTGGAAATCCAAAAAACCCTTGAGGGTGACGACGAATGCGATGTCGCGGCGCTGCAAACCGAGCTTCAAACGCTCGCGACGGAGTATGCCGGGCTGGAGCAGCGCATGAGTACCCTGCAGGGGCTGCGGCAGCGCGCCGCCGAAGGCGCGCCGATCGGCGGCAACGCCGTGCCCAACCCTGCGCACGACCCCATCGCGGCCGGCGCGCAACGGCGCAACGCTAACCCTCAGGGCGACGCCGAGCACGCGGACGACCCCTACTCGACCGTTCAGTACCGCCAGGCGTTCATGCGGTACGTGACGCACGGCGAGGACATCCCGCAGCAATTTCGCGCCGACGCAACCACCAAAACCACCGACGCGGGGAGCGTGATCCCCACCACGGTCATGAACAAGATCGTGGAAAAAATGGAGTCGGTAGGTATGATTCTGCCGTTGGTGACGCGCACCGCCTTTAAGGGCGGCGTGAGCATCCCGACGTCTTCCGTCAAGCCTGTGGCGACATGGGTGACGGAGGGTAGCGGCAGCGACAAGCAGAAAAAGACCACTGGCTCGCTCGCCTTCCAGTACTACAAGCTGCGCTGCGCCGTCGCGATCACCGCGGAGATGGACGTCATGGCACTGTCCACCTTCGAGGCCACGCTAATCAACAACGTGGTGGAGGCCATGACAAAGGCCCTGGAGCAGGCAATCGTCAGCGGCACCGGCACAGGCCGACCCAAGGGCATCCTGACGGAAACGCCCGCCACCGGGCAGACCGTTACCGTCGCCGAGCCGAGCTATCAGGCGCTGCTGGACGCCGAGGCCGCCCTGCCCATGGCCTACGAAAGCGCCGCGATGTGGTGCATGAGCAAGGCCACGTTCATCAAGTTCTTCGGGCTGCTGGACAGCAACGGGCAGCCCATCGGGCGCACGAACTACGGCATCGCGGGGAGGCCGGAGCGCTTCCTGCTGGGGCGGCCCGTGGTGTGCTGCGACTACGTGACCAGCTTCAGTACCAGCATCACCAATGGGACGGCGTTCGCGTTCTTGTTTGACTTCAAGGACTACACCGTCAACAGCAACATGGAGATGCGCATCAAGAAGTACGAGGACGACGACACAGACGACATGGTGACAAAGGCTATCATGCTCGTGGACGGCAAGGTCGTCGACAACGGCAGTCTGGTCGTCCTCAAGAAGGGCGCGGGATCGTAAGTGAAGGGAGGCGGCGGCAGTGTACGAGAAAGTGAAAAAGGCGCTGCGCGTCACAACGGCGGCCTTTGATAACGAAATCAAAGATATTGTCACCGCCGCCATTGCGGACTTGCGTCTGTCCGGCGTTAATGTGCCCGGGAACTTCGAGCGAAATCCGAAAGACTCCCTGCTGGTCCGAGCGGTGATTGCCTACGCGAAAGCGCACTTCGGGGACAACGAAAACAGCGAAAAGTTTCTCGCGTCCTACGAAAGCATGCGCAGAAAGATTTATCTGGCAGGTGATTACCGTGTGGGTTGAGTTGACGCTTATATCCCCCCGGGGCGGCCCCGGGGCACCGAGCGCGGTGAGCGCGGAGGGCGTCCCTGTGCCCGTACCGCCAGAGGAGGAAACGCGGACCACCATTTTCGCGAAGAGAAAAGCCGTGGGCGTCACAGAGTTTTACCAGGCCCAGCAGGCGGGCTATACGGCAGAGATGAAGGTCGAGGCATACCGCGCGGAGTACGGAGGGCAGCAGCTGGCCGAGCACGAGGGGAAGCGCTACAAGGTTATCCGCGTGGGCGACGCCAAAAACCCCGACATGCTCACGCTGACGTTGTCGGATTTACCCCAGGGGGGAGGCGGCATGCATGGCTTCATTTAACGCGGTCGGCCTGGAGGATGCGGAGCGGGCGATCCTGGCCAACGCCGAAAAAGCCGCAGAAGCGGTCGACCATATGTTGCGCGCCGGTGCTAAAGTGCTGATCGCGGCCCATAAGCGAACCCTCAAGGCTATGCTGGGCACGCGCACCGGAACCCTCGCGGAGTCACCCGGCGAAAGCAAAATCGGGAAAACGGAATCGGGCCGTATGATATCCGTCTACCCACAGGGCAAGCAGCCCCACGGCACCCCGGGCAAAGGCAAGAGCGGGAACGTGCGCAACGCTCAGGTGGGTTTCACGCTGGAGTACGGGGCGCGAAAAACGCGCAACCTGCCGGAAGTGCGTTGGATGAAAACGGCCAACGACGCCTCCCGGGACGCTGTAAGCGAGGCCATGCGCGAAGAATGGGAGAGACATCAGGATGAATGATCAAACCGTCGACGCGCTTATTGTCGCGACACTGGGTACCCTTGGCGTCCCTACGCAAAATCTGGTTTATACGGGCACTGCGGACGATTACATCAACTACCGGCTGTTGGAGCAGAAAGACACAAACCCGGCAGACGACGAACCGACCGCGACGGAATACGTCTTCATGGCCAACATCATTTCGCGTCACCGGCATAAGGAGTTGACCAGGCAGGCCAGGAAGGCGCTGCGGGCGGCGGGGTTCTACGGGATCGAGACCACCGCGGAGCTTTACGAAAACGACACCGGGCGCTATCACAGTGTAATTCAATTCAATTTTTTAGAGGAGGACTAAGTCATGGCATCAGTCGGATTGCGGGATCTATTTGCGGCGGAAGCCACGGAGAAACCGGACGGCACCCTTACCTACGCCGCGCCTCGCCGTATCGCCAAAGCAATCAAGGCGGACATCAGCGTCAAACCCGCCGAGGCGACGCTTTTTGCGGACGACGGGATTGATGACTACGAGTCGGAGATCACGGGCGGCGAAATCAAGCTGAAGGTCAACGACCTCACCCCGGAGAACCAAGCCTTTGTCTTGGGGCAGCGGCGGGACGCAAACGGCGTGCTGATCGCGAACTCCAAAGACAAGCCGCCACTCCTGGCGGTCGGCATGCGGGCGCGAAAAAACAAGGTCAAGGGGCTGTACCGCTACCTCTGGTTTTTGAAGGTGAAATTTTCGCCGCCCGCCGAAAACCTTGAGACCAGGGGCGAGGGCATCAACTACCAGACGCCGGAGATCACGGGCAAGTTTATGCCCCTGGACAACGGCGATTGGAAGTCCGACTACACCGCTGTCGAGGACGACCCCATCGCGGCCGCCTGGTTCGACGAGGTGTACGTGCCGGTCGAGGCCGAGGAGGAGGACGACGGCGAATGAGCGCAATCAAAGATGGGCGCCTTCCCATCGAACTGGGCGGGAAAACCCGCCACCTGCTGTTTTCGCTGAACGTCCTGGACGACTTTCAGGAGAGATTTGGGGACATCTCGAGGCTGGAGGAAGTCCTGAGCGACCCTAAGAGCTCGACGAAAACCCTGCGCTGGCTGCTGACTCTGATGCTCAACGAGGGCCAGGAGGACGGCGAGCCGGAACTTACGGAGCGGCAGGTGGGGCGCATGATTCCCACTGGCGACCTTATGGACGCCGAGAGTGCGCTTTTTAAAGCGTTTTTGCTGGGCACCAGCGGGACCACAGAGCCGCCCAAAGCGGACAAGAGCGACGACGAAAACGGAGACGGCGAAAAAAACTGACGGACGGGCAAGAGCAAATCGACCTTGCCCAATTACTGTACATCGGGGTGACGCTGCTTGGTTGGCCAGAGCGCGAAGTGTGGCGCATGACGCCGTACAAGCTATTGCGGCTATTTAAGGTGCACAAGCGTTTCCACCCGGACCAATTCAAGCCGGAAAAGCCGGACGACATGGACGACATTGATTTTGCTTTGAGAGGGCTATAACCGTGGGTAAGCAGGCAGAGGTTAGTACAAAAATAAAGGTTGAGGGCGAGCGGGAATATAAGGAAGCCTGCGCGCAGATCAACTCTAATCTTCGCCTGCTTGCCAGTGAAATGAAGGTAGTCGCCGCCGAGTTTGCGGGCAACGAAAAAAGCATCGGCGGACTGACGGCAAAGCAGGACGTTTTAAAGGGAAAATACGTCGAACAGAGCAAAGCCGTCCAAGAGGCGGAAAAACAACTCGCGAGGATGCGCGAGGTTGGGATCGACCCCACCAGCCCAGCGTATCAGAAGATGGAAACGGCCATGAACAACGCCAAGGCCGAGATGATCAAAACGGGAAAAGAAATTGATAAAGTAGCTTCGGAAATGATCAGCGCTGGAAAAACCACCGAAACCAGCGCTGAAAAATATAAGCGTCTGGGCGGCGATATCGGCGCGACAGCACAGGAATACGCCAAGGTGTGCGCCTCAATGGGCAAAAACTCCGACGAGGCCCAGGCCCTGAAACAGAAACTAACGGACCTGATCAAGGAGCAGCAGGGCGTCGGCAAGGCAACCGGTGACCTGGATGGCGAGAACAAGCGCGCGCACGCCAGCTTTTCCGACCTCAGCGGTCTTTTGAAAGAGAATGTGGCAAAATCCCTGGTGGACGTTAAGGCAAACATAGCAGAAACCGGTACGCGCGTCGTCGAAGGCGCGAGGTCCATGGGTGAAAGCATCAAACAGTTTGCCAGCGACACGATTCATGGAGAGAATACCGTCAAGGCCATGGCTGACACCCTGCGGGAGAAACTGGAAGCCCGGCTTAGCGGAACCGGCAAGCAGCTCGACGAAACCGGGAAATCTGTTAAGGGCATGGGCGATGACACAAAGAAGCTCGGCGACGAAATGGACGGCGCGGGCAAAAAAACATCTATTTTTGGCGACGTCCTCAAGGCCAGCCTCGCAGCGGACGCTATTAAGGCGGGATTGAAAGGCATCATAGACGGGGTCAAGGCCGTGACGAGCGCTGTTGTCGATTTTGTCGGCAATAACATTATCAAGGGCGGCTTTGACCGGGTAATGAACCTGGAGCAAGCATCTTTCAAATTGCAGGGGTTGGGCCATGACGCGAAAGGCGTTGCCCGGATACTCGAAGAGGATGTGACAAACGCCGTCAAGGGTACGGCCTTTAGCTTGGATGCAATGGCTGGTGTCGCTGCCGGGGCATTGGCTGCCGGAGTGCCTGAAGGCAAGGAACTGGAAAAAACATTGTCCCTCGTAGCGGACGCCTCCGCCATTTCGGGCAAGAGTATAGACGAAATGGGGGCTATTTTCAATAAGGTTGCCACAGCGGGAAAGATTAGCGGGAAAGAGATCAATCAGCTCTCGCAAGCCGGAATCCCCATTATGCAGTTGCTGGCCGATACGACGGGGCAATCCATTGACGAGATTCAGAAATTGGTAAAAACGGGCTCCATCGGCATGGCTGAATTTCAAGCCGCCATTGAGGCGGGTATGGGCGGTGCGGCCAAGAAGATGGGCGAGACGTGGCAAG